GCCAAGTCCAAGGGTCTCCTTTTGCAGCCAGGTCGTAATGGGCCTTGTAAAGGGCTCTGCCCGGCGTCAACCCCCAACAGTACGTGCCACAAGTAGCCCAGGGGCGTCGCCCTAAAAACACGCATTGGGCCACGGTGTCCTTGATCACGGGCTTGGCGGTGAACCCAAAAGTAGCCACCGCCGCAGCTAGTTCCTTCTGACCCCATGGCTTGCCATCAAACCTTAGCCTCGGCACCACAGTAAGTGAGTCGTCTCCCAAAGCGATGATACGTATGGCGGCCAGTGTCGTCTCCAGTTGGGCTGCGGTCACTCTGGAGGTATGGGTGTTGTGGAGGACGGCGGCGAAGCTTAGGGCTTGGCAGACTCCGTTTAAGGCGGCGTTCATCAAGGCAGTGTCATCTCTGCCTGATGCGTTAATGCCTTGAACCTTAATGCGTGCCCCGGAGCGGGATTTGATGTACGGATTGTCCCACATCCTCAACACAGCATAAAAACGGGGGTCTTCAATGCCGAACCTAGTGCGATAAATGACGCGCATAAGAGATAGGGCAGCCTTACTGTACGTTGCGTCGAACATCGTAAAGTCGTTTTCGACGAATACGTGGCCTGCCCACTCTTCCCGCATCGTGTAGCCAAGAAGGAATTGCTGTAACCAGCGATCGAGCTCTACGGGGGTGAGCCCCCCCGCGTAGGTGATGGGACCATTTGCAGGCCACAAGTGATGCATAGCGTAGGTGGCCGGCCTGGTGTAGGTGCCCCCTTCGATATGGCTGGTGTCCTCCGGCGCGAGCACGGTGCGCGGGTTGGCGAGCGGCTGCCCAGAAGGAGTCTCGCGAATTATTTGGTCTGCGGTCGGCATGATTTCAGCTTTCTCCTGTTTTAGGATGAGCGAGAAGGCGTGCTTTGTCTTTTCCCCCTCGGTCAACAGACGCTCCGCTGCCTGGTATAGCTCTCTTCGCCTACCGGGCGGAAAGTGGTCCATCCACCCTGGTTCCCCCACACCATAAATGGACGACTTGATGAGCGGAGCAAGGTACTCCGGACAGCGCTTTTCCGTGATATCCAAGTCAAGGGTGGGGCCCGAGACCAACTTGTCACGTTGCACCTGTTTTGTTCCGATAATGAGGGGCAGAAGTCGTCGTGCGTTGGCGTAGGTACGGCGGTCTGGCTTGTGAGCGGGCTGACCCAATAGCCGATAGCAAACAGCATTGAATTCGTTCCACCAGCCGTCTTTTCCTGAGTTGGCAAACCTGCCGGGGCGCCTGGACAGCCCGAGGCCCACCAAGTGTGGGCCGACTTCAGGCAAATGGGGCGGTGCTTTGAGCCTAACACCCCCGACGACATAAGAGGTTGCGACCCCGTCCTCCTCCTTCATTGGCTTCACTTTAGGTTTACAGCGTACAGCCATCATAGGCAACGTGCTAGGGCCCAAGTATTGAAAGTGGCCTTCGATTGGGGGTGGCACGAAGTCCGACCTGGAGTACTCCCACCTGACCGTGCCCACTTCCTCCAAGTCAATGTGGGTTGTCCACTTTTTCTCACAGTCGGGGCATGTCCTCCACTTCCATTTGAATTTCAAGGGGGGCCACCCGCCGCACCCCAGACATTGCCAGTTGATCTTCGGGTGCACGTCTTGTACCGGTCTTCCAAAACTCGCGCGTTTGCCGAGCCCCTCAGGGTAAGATACCAATGGCAATGGTAGGCGACTGGGAGCGACTTGTTGGATCAAGCGGTAGGCCGCCCTGCGAGCTTCGTGTGGCAGGACTTGGGCCTGTAGCATCCCAGCGTAAATGCGCTTGTAAAGAGCTTCTGGTGTGAGGTGTTCTGCCAATGCCCACTGCTCAAGCCGATGGAAGTGAGCCTCGCCGATCGACACGCCAGCAATTAGATAGCTTTCGACATCCCCGGCCCTGTCGAAGTTTTTCTCAATGAGGGGCAAGTCGGGCGTCAAGAGCTGGTCTGCGAGGTGACGGACTGGAACGTAAACTCCCAGATTGCCTTGTCG